AATGTTTTTTTACATATGCCCTTAAATTTTGTCTATCTCTCTGTAAATCTTCATATTTAGATTTTTGCTTTTGGTAAAGATTTTTGTAGTAATCTCTCTCTTTGATTAAGTCTTGGTATATATCCTCTGCATAACATTTAGCTTTATTTTCTACCTCTTGCTCATGCTTAGATTCGACCTTTTTAACCTCCCTCTTAACCCTTTGTTGTTTTTCAATTACTATACTACTAGACAAATCAATCATAGCCTCAATCGCTTTAAGCGTCATATAAGGTGTTATTGAGATTGCCTCATTGTTATTTCCAACCCTCTGCACTAGCTTGTATTTACTGTTAAACCTGCAAAGAACATAAGAGCCAACTACATTACCAACTTGATCATTTTTAACAGATGGAAAATTAGCAAACTTAAATTGATTTAACCGTTTAACTTTCTCGTTTACTTCGCGCCTAATAGCCATCACGCCCCCTTAAAACCGTTCTTGATGTATTCGCGCTCTTGAGTCGTAAAGCAACCGCCCTTCGTAGTCGCTAGCCACAATGCCCGCTGGTCATACTCATCTAACTCAGCCCAAGCCTCACGCGCCAAGTCAGCCTCGTCATTAGCTATATGGGTCTGTATCGCAATAACGCTAGAATAGTTATCAATCATAGCCTTTGTGAATTGAACCATGCGTGAATAAATATCTTTCTCTGTGCTTTGCTTCTGAGCGTTTACCACCTCATCTGCTGAAGCTATCTCAGTGCCACCCATACCCAAGAAAGCTAAGCAACGGCCTACGGCACTTGTCTCTGCATTCTCTAGTGCGCTGGTCTTGTTGATATTCGTAGACCCTCGTAGCTCCTCTGCATGACCCGTAGCTATTACCTTGCCATCAGGGTCTTTAATCGTTGCCTTAACTAATACTAGCTCAGCCGCAGATAGCACCTCTGTCGATATTTCGTAATCTGGCTTATCAGCCCTAAAGTCAGCTATTCGCTTGCCGACTGTGCGATATTCTTTGCCATGAATCCTTACTATGCCCTCACTCATCGTTATATCGCTCCTGTGGTTTAAATGGTAGCTGATCAGTTGATTGATTTCTGTCAAATATATCTGCGGCCTTAGCATAAGCCTCAGTAGTAAACTCCCATCTCTCAGTAAATCCCTTAGCCTCAAAATATTCTAGCAACGCTACGTTTAACTCATACTCTGCCCTAGCTTCTCTAGCTAGCTGAGAATGCAAGTCACCTATGCCGCTGTTGAATTCCTCTAAAGCCTTTAGGCTGTCATCAATTCCAATATCTAATTTTTCTAGTTTTTTCATTTTTCACCCTCACAGTTTTCACAATATAAATCATTTCTATCAGCACCCCACCCATTGCAGGTATAACATAGAGTGACATCGTGTAACCCCTCACCTGATCCCCCGCAGTCATTGCAGAGGCGTTCTTCTAGCGATTCCTTGCAGTCACCGCACTTAGGTCTAGGGCGCACTAGAATGCGCCTTTGATTGCTTCATATTGATCAGCTTTTAAAACGCCTTTAGCTAAATCAAATAAAAGATTAGTCATTACTGAGCGTAACTTAATATCTTGCTCAGTCATTGAGCCAGACTGCTCATGACGCGCATCAATCTCTCTAAGCTCTTTGATAGCTTCTTTAGCGTTTAGCAATTTAGCCAACCAAAGAGCCGCACCAGTATGGTCATTGCAGTCAGTCATTTCTGCGATTTCTGAAACTGTTGTATCGAAAAAGTTTTGATTGTTCATTTGTTTGCCCTCACAGCGTTTGTTTGTATGGTTGTTATTATAGGGGTATTAGGTGTAATGTCAAGCCTTTTTTTAAATTATTTTCAATTTATTTTATCGAATATCTGACCCTGCGACATCTGCTCAATCAATCTGTCGTATAGGCCAATAATTAACCGCTTTGAATGGTAAGGTGCAAAGTTGATTTCTAAGCATCGCTGGCCGTTGCATTTCCACCGAAATCCATGCTGTAGCCAAACCTTGACCGAGTTGTTTTTAGTGTCAACCTCTACTGCTCCGCCAGCCTCAATTGCCTTGCGCTTCACTGTTGTTAAATTAGTCGTCATCGTTCAAATCCCCTGCCCACGTTCTATCCATTAGTCTGTCTAAAGCATCAAATTTATATATATTATTTTTATTTGTTTTTTCTTTGTTTCTTTGGGGTGCTATTTTGCACTTGTTGGGGGTGTCATTTTGCACCCGTTGGGGTGTAGCAGTTACACCGTTATCATTTAGCACTGGTGTTATTTTGTACCTGTTAGAATGGCCACCATTTGATTTGATAATAGTTATCCAGCCCTCTTGCTCGAGGTTCACTAAATGCTTTTGAATTGTGCGTTTAGTCAGCCCTGTGTCTCTCTGTATCGTTGCTTTGCTAGGCCAGCACGTTTGTGAGTTGCTGTGCAGATACCACCGCAGATAAGCCGCCAAGAGCTTTGAGTTGCTAGGCAGGTCACTACGCCATACCTCATTGAGCCAATCAGTTGGATTCATTGTCGCCCTCACATTCAAAATCCTCATAAGCTGGCCATGCGCCAGATGCAACCATTGAGCAGTAATAGTCGTCTTGCCTTACCTGCTCACCGTAATCAGATGTGCCGACTATACCCAAAATAATAAGAAACGCCAGCCCTACAGTTATTGCTCTAATCATTGCCTTGCCCTCAAGTGAGGGGCTTTCGCCCCATTGAAATTAGATTTTAGCTATTAATCCTTTTTTAACATTGTCAGCATCAATCTCTCTGAAAGTTTTTATTGTATCTATCGAATGATGATGCTTATTAGGAAACCAAGCTAGTAACTTGTAAAGAGTGTTGCGGGTTTGCTCAGCGTCAATCCTGTCTAACTCATCTTCACTTGCGCCCCTGTCAAACGCGTCAGACATTTTTTCATCTAGCCTTGCTTGCATAGCCAAAGCGCTATTGTAATCTTTAAGGTTTTGACCTCTTGGTTTAAAGTTTTGTTTGTTCATTTTTTTGCCCTCTGGTTAAGTTGATGGGTACATTATTGACCCTGTTACGCATAATGTCAAGCATTATTTCAAATTAATTTAATTTATTTATTCCAGCCCACTGCCTTGCCTTGTGCTTTGGCGTTCCAGTGGTTGATGTCTGCGGCTATTTCCTTTGGTGTTGCTGTGCCGCTGATCACTGTAATGTGTTCTGGTTTGACCTTTACTGACCAATGAAGCTGGCTGGCATCTGTAAAAGTAGAATCACCGTAATGTTGCTCAATTAATTTCATCGTCTTGCCCTCAAGTGTTTGGGGTCTTGCGACCCCATCTCAGTTAAATTTCTCTTAAAGCGTCTATCGGTAATGCTAGCTCGCCTCTGGCTGTTTGCGTATGGTCATTTGGGTTGACTGCTTTGACCTGCGCGTATTCTTGGCCGTCAATGTTTCTGAATCCTAGTATTACGAATGTACCGCAAACTTGACCTTTTACTATTTGATTGATTTTCATTTTGTTGCCCTCGTTTTGATTTGATGGGTACATTATGGCTACTGTTACGCGTAATGTCAATGGTAATATATTACAATTATTTTAATTTATTTGCTTGACTTATCCTTCATTATGCGTAATAATGTTTACATCAACTAACAAGAGGGCAACAAAATGTATACATTAACTGAATTAGAAACTAACTTTTTAGAGACAATGATTGATGACTATATTTGCGTATTAGATGGTCACTCACATAATTTAAACCTTTTCAGCGATCAACTTAATATGGAAAAAAATCAAATTAGTGGCGTAGTATCTAGCTTGGTAAAAAAACAAATCATAAGCGTTTGGCACAATCCAGACGAAAAAGCACATAACGGCACAAAAGGGCAAATGATTGAAATAGAAGCAAACGCCTTAGATTTTTGTTGCGAATTATAATCAACCATAACGGGGTCGAAAGACCCCAAACACTTGAGGGAGTGAGTCATGCCAACAGCAAGCGAATACGACAGACTGATTAACAACAAATGGAAAGACGCTCAACTGCCAGAGCCAACAGAGAAACAAGCAATCTCTGGCGCAAAAGCATTATGGCGCAAGGCAACGGGCAGAGCGTTCAAGGGAAAGGTCGAGATTGTAAAGCGCAAGAATCAATACACTTGGTTTAAGCGCGGCACTTACGGCCGAGATATGGTAGTTAATCCCTGCCGATACTCTCATGGCCACATAGAGCAGGGCTGGCAAGAAATAGTCCATAGCATAGCGCATATGGTACATCATGAGCTAAGACCCAGTGAGCGGCCTCACAGCGACCACCAGCTTAACCTTGAGGCAATGCTAACCAGCTACGCTCTTAGCGATAAGTTTAAAAAGTACAGAGGTTAAATTGCAACCAGAAACAGCATCACAAGTATGCAGACGCAATGGGTTGAAAGGCTTAAATCAGGTAAGTGAGATTACTGGCCAATCACCCCAGACGTTGATAAATTGGTATAACAATAAACGTTCTTTATTCGATATAGTTATATTGGGTTGCCTGACGCAAGTTGATTTGCAACGTCAATCGCCCTCTGTCCAACCTGCTCAGCCCAACGAGAGTTGAGCGCTTCAGCACCAGCTAGCTCATAATCTCTGTTCTCGATGTGCTTGATGGTTGCTTTGAATTGATTGAACCTTGTAAGGCCAAGATTAAAGACCATATTTACTACGGCTTCTTTTCTAACATCGTCAAGCTCTGAGAACCACCCATAGGCCGCCTGTAGTTCGCTCTCAACGCGATTAATGTCATTCTTGAGCAAATACCTTGCCTCATCTTCTGTTATCCCTAGACCGCCATTTTTTTTATCAATATTTCTGCCTACGCCAATAGTGATAGCGTTCGCTGAGCAGGTATAGGCGTGAGTCTCTAGAGATTCGTGAATAATTAGCTGGTCGCTTAATCTTTTAATGTCCATTAATCTTCCTTCGCATGACTAGCGCCAAAGTAAAATGAGCTTATTCCTGAAACAAGTCCACCGAGATACCCCAAGACCAGAGAAACAATAGTATCGCTATTAGCGTCTGGTGGCTGAACAGTGACCAAAAAAATATAAAAAAGGAAGCCGATAAGAGCAAGTAATCCGAATACTCTTGGTGTCCAATCTCCCTTATGAGCTTTCCTAGCGTCTTGAACATCGGCAGTCTCCAAAGAAAATATGTCTACTTCCATCTGAGCCATTTTAGCCTCAAAGTCTAGCTCGGCCTCTTTAATTGCCACCAACTGCTCTGGCGTTGCGCTTTGTATGGCTCTCTCAATCTCTTTAGGCTCGTTCTTAACACCTAGCTTATCCGCTATAGCAGACATAGCCGCACCAGCTAGAGGTGAACCCATAGCCGTTGCGAGAGTTGGCGCTACTGCACCGACTAGCCCTTTAATCGCGTTTAGGTTCATTTTTTCTTACCTTTCTTTGTTGAGCCATTGCCTTTTTTAACTGGTGGCCGCCCTTTTTTATTTCCGTAAGTACCTTTACCTTGTGGCATATATCACCTCACCATTTTACCTTATTAGACCAAAAAGCCGCAGACATCTTGCCTTTAGCTATATTCTTTGCATGACGCGCTTTGAAGCTGGCTCTCTTGGCCTTGTCAGCATCGCTCTCACCCTTTCTTGGCGGCTTAGTTTTCGCCCCCTGCTGTCCAAAGCGAATAGTTTTGATCTTGTCACCCTCTTTAGCTACGACTACATGAGACTTTGTAGGGTGGTTAGGTGTCCTCTTAGGCTTGTTGTAACCTTCAACACCTGCATTTTTTAACCTAGAATCTTTAGCCATTCTTTTTAGCCTTATTTTTAGCCCCTGCTGGTCTGCCTTTTTTCTTAGGTTTCGGCTTGATGCCTATTAATATTTTAACATCAGTAACAAAGCCTAGCCACTTGAGTTTAATTAATAACCAGTATTTAGTCAGTAGTTTTCTTAAATCAGTTATAAAGCTGTGCATAGTATTACCCCAGTGGTGAGCTTGCCGCGTCTAAGCCTTTCCAAAGGTCATCGACTTCTGCTTTGAATTTGCCTACCTGCGCCTCAAAAGATTTAATGGCATCTGCCATCGCCTTGTACTCGTTTCTAACCTCTATCCAATCTTTTTCCATCGAATTGACTTTAGCTGTAGAATTTGCCGCATCTGACAAAACTTCAGTCTGTCGCTCTTTTATACTAAGTAGTAATGTGTCAAGTTCCGCCAGCTTGCCTTGCAGATGCGACAAATCATTGTCTTCAATCTTAGTACGGATTGTGTTTAATTCCAACTCTAGCGGTTCTATATCTGGTATTGAATCGATAGTATCGTTTAAAGTTTGCTCAATATTATCAATTCTTGACACAAATTCACTTGCCGCCCATATTCCACCGCCAATAGTTGTTGCAAAACTAAACAATATAGCAATGTAAACACCCTTAAATTTAGTGCCGCCTACGTCTAATTCAATATCTTCAATGCCCATTAATTACCGCCTAGATTGCCGTTTTGATTGTTAAACTGTGTTGTAGGCGTTTCATTCTGAACATCTAAAACATCTTGCACTAGCTGTACTGGGTCATACAGCTTAGCGTTTATATTATAACCAGACCCCATAGAGGCCACCTGCTCTCCAGAACCATAGCTGTAAGCAGAGTACATTTCATTGATTGTAACGGGAGGGGTATCACCGTAAAAGCCGTCATAGACCTCTGTAGTGGCTTGTGTCCAGCCTATATTGTCTGCATTGTTAAAGAATACACCCTGCAAAACAGTATCAGTAGCATTGTCCCAAGTGACTGTCATTTGGTCAGTCCAAGCATCATAGGCTACCGTAGAGTTTGTTATGTTGGATAACGTGGCTATTCCATCATAATTAATCATTGCAAGTGTTGCTGAATCTTGAGATGCCCATAGGCTCGCAGTAGCCGCTTGCGCTTTATCCTCAATAACATCAAGGCTCTGATTAAATGTCTGGACTGTTGATTGGTCAATCTGCACATCGTTTGCGCGTATGTAATTCTGCAACTGTATACGCTCATCATCAGTTTGAGCATTAACAGCTTCAGTGTAAATTGCTTCCGCCTTGCTAATCTCTGTAGCCGCGCCACTGAACATCTCAATAGCCGCCTCCATTTCTGCCATATTTTCCTCATAGCTATCAACCAGTAGATGCTCTGCGCTGTAGTAATTAGCGTTAGCTGTGTCTAGGATAGATTGATTGTAGTAGGCAACCTCTAGCAAGTCTATTTTATGGCTGTCTGTCCTACCTGCAACTGGTACAACCAACCCATCAACACTATCCGCAGATTGCGGTACGCCCATTGCCATCTCTACAACGCTAGCCTGTGCATCGCTGACCTGAGTATTGATGTAGGCCGCTGTATTAACCAGCTCTTGTATCTCTACAAACTCAACACCAGTAGGGCGCAGTGGGTTTATGTTGGGGTCAATTAATGCCCCAAACGTGATTGATTGCGGATAGTAAACCCCTGTATCACCACTTAGTTGTGCGGAAACGCTCAGAAACAGACTTAGCATCGCCATTTTCTTTATGTTCGCCATTTGTATCTCCATTGATGCCTAACGCGACATCGAAATACTCTTTGTTGTCCTCGTAATTCCTTACAAAGAGTGTGGGTTTGCGCTTCATCATTAGGTAAGCATTCTTACCTGCGACCACTTTACCGCCTACAATAAGGGGGCATGGTGTCCCTGACTCAAACATTGATAACCAGTTATCGTCATGCTGGCACATTCTAGTTATTGCCGCTATCTTCATATTTAAAGTGAACAGCATTTGAGCATCTTTGCGCCTGTTGCAATCCTCGTCTACTTCATACTTGCCAGAGCTTATGCCTATCTGTAAGGTAGATACACCGCCACTGGTAGACTTCAAGCAACTATCATTGCCGCCACTCATCAGGCTTGGCGCTACTGCTGAAGCTACTGGTATCTCGCTGGCACTACCAGCCCCGTTGTATTGGTTGGTATTCGTGTTTGTGGTGTTATTGCTATCAACCGTAGCCCCTTGCTGATTAGTGTTTAAATCGCCTGTCTGAGAGCTTGTATTCCCACTGTCTGTATCTTGCGCGTAGCTAGATGAGCCTATCAGCAAAAGCACTAACAAAAATAGCCGCATATATCCCCCAGATATAATACTCTAGTCGAACAAATTTCCTTGAACCTTCATCAAGTCGCTTATCAATAGCCTCCAGCCTGACAGCGCATATTTCTTCATGCTTTTCTAATCTTGCTAATAATTCCTTAACCGTCATATTTAACTCGTTTTATAGTTTGACCCATTATATGTAACACCTTCATGCTCATTAGTTTGCACCTCTGTACCTGCATATGAAGAATCCCTAATAGATTCTTGCCCCTTAGCAAACATATCAATAGCAGAGCTGTTTATAGTAGTAAATCCAAAATCTGTAAAATTAGCTTTATTGAATGTTTCGACCGCGATTGTCCAATCAGAGTTGTGTATATAACTTTTACTGCCATTAGAATCAGCACCGAAATAAGCTGAAACTAAAACTACCCTGCCATCATTCACTACGCCTGACAACAATGCTAATAAATAACCATCCTCATAAACACCTATGACGCAATTCATTTCAGCAACTCGACTCTTTTGCACATTCAAAGCATCGGCTTGTGATAAGCCTTTCATATCGTCTGGCAACTTATCCCATGAACTGTTAAACAACCTAGCAAACTCATCATCAGTGTAAGAGGGATTCAAAGTGCAAGAATACATCAATCGCTCCTTAGCTGTATTGTTCTTGTGCCGCTTGTACCCATGTTAATTGTTTGTGTCTTGTAAAAACTAACACTGTAACCAGTGCCAGTAGAATCTGTATTACTTGCAAATGACATATCACTTCTTTGAATTGTTGTTTCTGTGCTATTGACATTGTTAATGATTTTTAAACTCTTAAAAAAGTTAGCATCAGTGTTAGCTGGCACAGATGCAGTTTCATCGGGAAAGTATAAAAATAAAGAAACTGAATTAGCACCGCCTGAGTTTGGGTCTCGTTCATACAAAGCTGAACCAAGAAAACTAATTGTAAAACCACCACCTGTATCTAAATCTGCTGTATGTCCATTAGCGACAGTTATTTCAGTCTTAGCAGAAGAACCAAAACCAAAACCAATAGCAGATACCCGATAGCCAGTCAACACATCTTTACTGCCTAATTCTGTAATCTGCCCCACTGCAATGTTAAACTCAGCTATAACTGGGTCAACAAATGATGCCGCTATAGCGCCAGAGCTAAACATTAAGAAATACCTACGCCAAACGTAATATAATTATCAGCTCCAGTACAAATTATTTCTGCTACAGCACCGATTGCTAATGTTAAGTTTGATGTGCCAGTAGGTAAAGCAGAGCCATTTAAAAGCTTTATGACTTGCCCGTTTGTATCTCTCTTAACCGTCAAAGCTCCCGCACCCATATTGATAACTATCCAAGATTTGCCAGCATCACCTGCAACCGCATCTGGTAAAGTTATATCTCCAGTGCCACTACCAGTATAAATAATCTTAGTACCAACGTATCCTGTAAACTCTGTATCAGTAATATCTGTGTCAGTTACATTATTACTAAGTGTTTGCGAGCCTGTATAAGCATTAGCAGTTACAGTGCCATCTACGGTTAAACCATCTTTTGTGAAGTTATGCTCGCTATAAGCTCCAGCAACGCCAAAAGCATCACCAGTACCAGCCGCACAGAAAATATCAAATGTGCCTTTTTCTTGTCCATCTCTATGGTCACTAGCCTTTGCCCTTAGTTTTACATAATCAAAATCATCATCATTTGTATTTTTACTTTTGTATGTTACTTCGCCAATGCGATGATAATTTTTATCGCCTACATTGGGTATGACTGCTCTTTGAAATTGTAAATCAGGGCCATTAGCATTAGTTGTACTATTTGTTTTTATATTTAAAGCAGTATCAACACCAGTGCTGTTTATGCTTAAAGCATTTGTTCCTACATTGAAAGTAGGTGTACCATCTACAGTAAGACCATCAGCAGTTACAGTACCCGTTACAAGTATACCGTCTTTATAAATTTTAAGTTTTTCAGTAGGGTTCTTTAAAGCAGTAGACGAGTCATTACCGTCCATCACAGCAAATCTTATCTGTGCATCTGCCTCTGTTCTGTCAGTTTCAGAAGCACCTTGATCTACTACATATGAAGTTATTGTTGAGTAAGCGTGTGTGTTAAAACCATCATTATGAGCATTTTCAAAGCGTATGTTTCCTGAGTTAAACTCGTCATCTCCTGACGTATCGTTGGCTTTTCTTAACACTAAGTCAGGGCAAGCGGTGTCGTCTGTATTAGTACATACTATTTGAAACTGTCGACCTTGATTAGAAGAAGTAAATAAAGCGTTATTTGATCCAGTATTAACATCAAATATCGTATTCCCTGTATCAATGTCTACCGTACCATCAATGTCTAAGGCATCAGCAGTTACAGTACCGTTTACATTTAAAGCAGTAACAGACAATGTTCCAGTACCAGCGTTATAAGTATATGCGCTTGCATCTGTCTTAGGGGCTAATGCGCCTAACGCATCTTTAGTAAAAACTGGAAAGCAAGTGGTATCACCCGACTCATCTGCGGCTGTGATAGTTGCGCCTAATTCAGAATATTTAGCCAATCTTGTGCCAGAACCATTGTTGCCAGAACCATCGTGCACAATGACGGTTTTTAATTCTGTGTCTACTGTTATTTCGCCTTCAAGCCCACCAAATGAACTATGCTCTGAAGTTGTCCCGCGCCTTTGTTGTACTGCTGTAGCCATTACCTACCTCCGTTATTTTGACCGTCAATCGCATAGCCTTGTGATTCTGAAGCACCATCAGGGTGTGTTATTTGTTTATTATTAGTCACAGGCGTATCGTAATGTAATTTTCTGTCTGGATTTAAAAAAGGTGACGAAGCTGTATTATTTGGATCATTATTTGAGTGCATTGCATTAGCATCTTTCATAGTACGAAATTCAGTGCCAGATTCTGCTGTGCTAATTATTACATAGCATACCATTTCTGTATTTGTGCTTCTGTTGATATTAATTTTAAAACCTTCATTCCTGACGAAAGCTATATCCTTAACTGCTGTTGTAACATTGAAACTTGTGCTATTTGTTGTATTACTTAGAAAAGCGTTTCCACTTATAGTTTCCTCTGTATAATTGCCGCCAATATCACTTTTATAAAATCTTACTGTAGTTGTTAAATTTGATCCGCTAGTTTTTTTATGCCACATTACTAGCCTAACTCTAAATGTTCCATTAGCTCTAATTTTTACTCCATCAAAATAATCTGCAACAGCAGTATTATCAACTGGAGGTTCACTGACACCTGTTGAGTTTTTACTGTAATAATTCTGGCCAACACCACAAAAAATCCTGATTTTTTCGCCAGCAGTATAATTAGGATAATGCGTATGATCTTTTAGTTTTAAAGGATAATTTTCTGTTCCCCACAAACTACTATCCTGCTCTTGTAATGCCAAAGTATTATTATTGATTTTAGTCAATAATTCATTTGTAACTGGTTTATCTACAGCCACTTCGTTTGCATTAATGGGAATAAAGGTAGTCATTTTATATGCCTATTGAAGAAAAACCATAACGAACCACTCCTGTTGTGGTTGTGCTCGCATATGAAAAAGGGATATGCTGATTTTTATAAAGTGTGAATTTCTGGTCAACAGAAGTGCCAGAGCGCGCAACCATAGCCGCCCCTATATACGCTTGCAGATAGGTATTATTGCTATTGCTTTTACCCTCAAGATATATAATATCGCCAGCCAAAAAATCCTCAGGATTAATGTCAGAAGCAGTTTCAACTCCAGAATGGCCTAAAGTTTTAATTATAGTATTAGTGCCACTTCTTATTCTACGCCATCTTACAGTAGCGCCACTTGGAGTACCAATTGTCGAATTCATCTTTGTGTATAAAGTATAAGTCCCTGCTCTTTGGCATTCTACATATAAAAAATTATGATAACTAGAGTGGTCTTGGGCGTGTATTATCCTCCACATATAATGCAAATCATTTATTGATCCAGTTGGACTTTGCGGATATGTGAACTCTTTAAGTTTTTGTGCAGGCGCAGAACTATGCCCTAAATTTGATGCAACGGGATTATCAACTAATTGTTGCATTAATTGCTGAGTAACTGGAGCGCCAGCCGCTAATTGCGTGTCAGAAATTTCTTGATAACTCATTTATACACCATCATGTAAAACAACTGCTTGAGGATAAAAATTATAAAATCTTGGTCTTGAACCACCACCGCCATTAAATTGATCTCCGTAATCATTATGAACGCTATAGCTATGATATGGCATATTATGACAAAAATTATGAGTTCTGCCACTATAACTATTTGTGTTTATAACGGCAGAGGTATTTTCTAGCTCATCTATATCTTTATATAGTTTCACCAATCCATTTTGTGTTTCTTGACCAAAAAATACATAAGCCCAAAAATCAGAATAATTAGTTGCAGAATCTGGAACGCTATCAACATGAACTGATAATCTATCGAGCCTTCCAATCGTCTGTGATGCTATAGTTTGCGCAACCCTTGCAACAGTAGAATTGCCTGACCCTGTAGGAGAAAATGTTAGCAAAGTTTCAGTAGTATTCCCGCTTGTTCTTTTCAACTTTATTGATCCACCACCCCAATGAGAAAAATAAACCTGCATATGTATTCTCAATGTACCGCTTTCGAAAGCGTCAAAGCGTATTAATTGACTTGTTCCTTTTTGACCGCTAAGCGTAAAACCTGCGCCACCTAAAAATGGGTCACCAAAACTATCCCAATATCCAACTGCACAAGTTTCATTTCCAGCTTTTGGTGTTGGTAAACTATCAAATGTTAATATTTGTTGAGCAGGTGCAGAAGCATCGCCTTGCGCTATAGCCATTTGATTATCGCGTAATGCGGTTAACAAATCATTTGTTACTGGAGCATCAACCTCAAGTTCTGTACTAGATATAGCTCTATAAGTTTTATTAGTCATATTATCAAATAAGGTTGCGAGGTATTATCAGATAATAAATTATCAGACGCATCGGCTAAATAACCACCAGTTGCCCTTACGCCAGTATATTTATCTAACTCAGTACCAGTACCGCCACCATCTCCTTTAAAATATTCTTGTTTAATTTGTATTTGCAAACCAGAACCGTTGGTGCTTCCGCTTGCATAATTTAAAAGATCATCGACAACATATTTATTAGCAGTATTCAAATCGCCTTTATTTGTCAAAGTTGCCTTTGTAACCGCGCCATTGGCAGTATTAATAGCATCGACTCTAATTTGTATTCCTGTTGCGCTATTAGAACCTGCGCTGAATGTTAAGGTTTCACCAACAACATAATTAGTACCAGCATTAGCTCCCTCGCCTAATTGAAAAACATTTGGAGTTATAGTACAACCATTTTTTGAAGTAAATCTGAATTGTTTTGCTTTGATAATATATTGTTGATTTTTAGAATCATATTTAGACGACAAGCATTGCATTTCTAATTCTATTATAATACCTGCTTGACTTATTATACTTTTCGTTTGTAAGAAAAAATGCTGTCCAGTTCGTATTCTTTCTCCGCCAACATCTAATTTGAATTCAACTGTTTTAGGTGTATTCTTAAATCTTGATAATAACCTTTGAGAGATGGTCGTTGAAGTTGAAGAAGCTGTTATTCCCCAAGCGTTGATAACTTTATTAGATTGCTTACCATATTCTTCAGCACTTTCAGAATCTATATCTATATTAGTGAATAAACTTTTATAATTTTTAGGTTTTTTCCTATCAGTAGTTAAATCTTTTTGGTTAAAATAATAATAAACTCGGCTAACCCTATCTTTTTCAGAATTCAATAATTTTAAACTATCTTCAACAATTTCATTATCCGTTATTAACGGTATTTGTGAATTAGCTGGTTCAGGTGTTTCTGCTCTCATAATAATTTTAGTTGCTAAATCATCATAAAAGAAATTTACACCAACTGATTGAGCTAATTGCCCTATAACATCATTTGCAGTTTGGGGTTCAGAAAGCAAAGTATTTATTTTAAATGTAGCTACCCAAGCTGTCTTTTCATCTACCCAACTATATTCACCGCCAGCGGCATTATTAATATAACTAGGACTAACACCAGAATTATTTACTAATATGTCGTAAACAACATCATTGATAGTAGAACCGCTTGCTGGAGTATTATAAGTTCCGTATGCAAGACATTTTTGAACAGCGTCACCAGTTTCATATGTATCAGTAGAAGCCACGCTACCCCATTGACCTCTTGACGTTATATCAATAGCCGCCTCATTACCGCTAACATCAACTCTATAACCTAATATTTCCTCATCTATTCTAATAAATCCAGTAGCATTATCATCGCCAAAATAATCAGTTACTTTTTTCTTATCAGTTGCACTAGAACCATCTAACGCTATATCATCATATTTCAAATTTATATGACTATATGATGTCAAATTACCTAAATCTTCACCTAATGAAAAATGAGTTGGCTCTGGTACTTTTGATTTTAAATCATCAGCAAGCGACATAGGGTCTTTGCATTTAATGGTACAAATATCATTATCTAAATGTATGCTTTCAATAATATATTCTCTTTTGCCATCGTGTACCTGTGGAGTACCATCATAGTCAAAAAAGCCATCATATATTTCTATTGGCCTACCGTAGTAGTGAGGATTCCTAGCTAATAGCTTTTGAAAAAATGTTCCGTTTTCTAAAGCAATAATGTTACGAGTAGCAAAGTAAGGGTCAATGCCCTTATCATTTGAAATAAAATCCCTAAGTTTTATAGTAATATTTGATCTTACAGAAACACCTTTTGTTGGTTGAATTTCATTAGGTGCAGATGAAATAGAAATCAAAGCAGGGTGAGCAGATGGTTCATATCCTGCAAGGTTATTTCCTACTTCTTGAGAAAATGCAATAACTTTCTTACCGTTTTGATTTATTCTGTATCTAGGTGTATTCGTACAAGTATGCTTAGTGTTGTAACACTCATTGCCTACGCTTATTGTAGCTTCGCAATTTGACCCAAGTACTGTTGAACCATATACATTATCGCACTCATCAAGATACATCTTGACCATTTGCAATGGTTCTCTAGGATTTAATTTATGCGCGCCACCATATAAATAATTATTAGCATATGGTGGGGTTGTTTTATAGGGGTGACCGTTTACTAATTCTAAATGAGTATCGCTATATTTATGTGCAAAATATCCATGATATAACTGTCGCTCTGCAAGGCTTAAATGCTTTTCATCTTCATCAACCATTATCATTTCAAAAAATTCAAATGCTGTACCATTCCCCATCTTAATTTTATAATTTGTAGGAAATTGTATGGCTGTAGTTGTTGCAGTTGAATCTATTGAAGAACCGTTTAAAAATTCAGAAACGTAAGAACTACTAGAGTTAAATTCAAACTCAAATAGAATATGCGTATTTGCAGTAACTGTTGCACTTCCAGAGCTTTCCCTAGTAGTACCGCCTGAATCTTTATACCTAACTTTCATAGCAGTTTTTGCAGTTAAATATCCTAAACCACCAGACGGAACTTCATAAATTAACTCTATGTGATTAGTACCGTCTTGATCTTCAAACTTTAAAAAAGCTTCACTGGTATTTACATCGGTATCATCACACAAAACGCACATTATGAATAATCTGAAATTGCTAGGAAAACTAGACTTTGCGTCTGTACTAAATGTTCCATTGCCTGTCAGACCGCCTCGCTCTCTAACACTAGAAACGGTTAGCGTAACACCGTTTTGAGTACTAGCTACATCTGGATAAAAAGTATCGCCAACATGAGCATTACGGCTCAAAGTCATACTTTCGACACTTTGAACAACATCATTAGAATAAATTAGATTTAGTCTGCCCGCATTTTTAGCAAAACTTCCTTCTCTTGGTGCTAACCAATTTCCCCCTTCTAAATCTCCATTGAATGCTTGCTGGTTAATTGTTTGAGAATATGCGCTTGAGACTAAACCTGCACCAGCGCCACCGTAAGCTCCAGCATTACCGCCATTTGTAACAGTCGCACCAGCTATTTGATAATAAAGTACAGTCCATGGCTGTCTTGAGGGAATATTATTATTTGGTCCTGTAAGAGTTATTTCAGCATTAAAATCAGAACGAGTTAATGATTTATCTTTTATTATGGGAGTGCTGGCCGCGCCAACATCAATGGTAGTACCAGCGCCTCTAGGATAAGAAACTCCATTATTAGCTAATATATCTCTGCTATCCCACCAACCTATTATGTTGTTGTAAAGGTTATAAGGCGACCACAATTTACTCACGATATATAACCTATAGCGCGTATGCTCCAACTCAAAGTGGTTGGACTATTCCATTTAGGCTGTTGGAGTGATTTATCAACAGTACAAAAATAAATTTTATCTCTATCTGTTCTTTTTTCTGTATTACTTCCATCGCCTCCGTCATTATGTAAAACAAAAAATGGAAACCTTGATAAATAATATCCAAGATAATCTACAAATGAATAAGTAGCGTTCCTACCATTAATTGTTGTATTTGTTATCCCAGATTGGGTCGCGTCTAAATCTGATTCTTGTAATGTATTTAGATTGATATTAAGTTTTTGTGGAATCTTTGTAACATCAGAACTAAGTAAATTTCCTTGATTATTTCTTTTAGTTGCAACCATTTGTGGTGTAAAACTTGGCATAGTATAAGGCGCAGATATATTTATATGATCTACAAAACTACCTAATGCAAATGTGGTTATAAATGAATTTACATCCCAAGCTATAGTAGTAATTCTCCAGTACCGACCTGCTTTCGGTGCGCCTTTTAAATAAACACAAAATGCTTCTCCATTATTATTAGATGGAAAAATTTGCCCATTTGCAGGATAAACCGCAGAATCAGTAAATGTACTATAAGAGGAATCATTCAAACTATATTCCAATTTTATTCCTTGCGATGTGGTGAGATTATGCCCATAAATAGCAAATCCGTTGAAACTTTTAGTTGTACCTAAATCCACTTTAATAACGCTTTGTGTACTAGAATTATTTTTGAAAGATGTATGTGCGTTATTATCAAACATATTAACAAATTCAAAGCCTTCTTTTTCACCGCCAGAAACAGTTGTAATAGTAGGCTTAGAGACAGACCGCCAATAAGCATGATGTAATTCATTTTCTGCTAAGATTGCACCCATTATGTACCCACCAATGCGTTTATTTGTAATCCATCTTCTGTAACTTCGTTTATTGCCTCAACTATTTGCCTAGCGCCAGATGGATCAATAGAACCATCAATGGTAACATTGATAACTTGAGCCTCTTGAACTTCTTGTATCTCTCCCTCTGGCTGTATTGCCATACCGCTTGCGACAGAGCCAGCAGATGCACCCCCACCACCACCGCCACCGCCACCGCCACCGCCAATAGCAATGCCAGCCGCACCCATTCCAAATTGTATGGCCGCAGTTTTTACAGCAAGTGCTTTAGATTGCGCCACGCTTTTTGCCGCCAAAACTCGACCCCTAGCCCTGTGAGCCGCAGATGAGGCTGGCTCTGGTATGAATGATGCTTGCAAATCATGCGCGGCAATAATTGCCTGTCCAGACCTTGCGCCCTGTGCAGTCACCTCAGCGGCCGCCATAGCCGCATCTATAGCAACCCCTGCGATTGCTCCTGCTTTAGAGTTCCCTAAAGCCTGCTTTAAAAGGTTGGCAGAGCCTTTCATCAGCATCTTATTTACAGCTATTATCCCTTTTTCTTTCTTTTTTTCTATATTTATTAGAGTGTTTTTAGACTGCTCAGCCGCATCTAGCTCAGCCTGATAACCCTCCTGCTTTCTCTCTAAGTCTGTTAGCTTTAATCCATCTTTCCACTCTTGAAAATCTAACTCTAGCTGTTTAAGCCTTTCGACCTCATCAATGCGAGCTTGTTCTTCAGGTGATATAAAGTCTACAACTCCAACAGCTTCAGAGTCAGCCATTGGTGGCTGTATTTGAGCAGTAGGGGCTTGCTTGTTAGGGTCAAGTAAAGAAAATGGTTGCTCCTCTTGCACTAGATTAGATGGGTCTGCTGGATTTAACCCTCCAAACATCTGGCTCATATCAAAAGGTTGTGCGCCATCTCTTGCAAGGATAAAGGCATTAAGTGAGGCTGTAGCTTCGTCTAAACGTGTTTTTGTCATGCGTATGGCATTGTTCTGCCCTCTGAAGCCATCACTATCTTTAAAGTGTTCTAATTTCTCTGTTAATGAAGCAACTTTATCTGTTGCATTTGCAATGTCTTGATCTAATTTTCTAGCCGCTCCAGCTAATGCAAGAGTTTCTGATACCTCACCCTCAGAGACTAACTGAGGCAACAAGCCCCCACCATCAACAAACTTTAGTTTTTCAAATCTATCCAAAAGATTGCCTAACGCCTTAACTCCATCTAAAGGAATACCAACAAGGCTGACAAAAAAGCTAGACAAAGCGCCTATGCCCTTACGCATTTCTTCGCTGGCTAGCCCATCTTTAAGCTGTAAAACTTTCGCGGTGGCTTCATCTAAAGCACCGCCCGCGCCAGCCTCTCTAAATAGATTGTCAAACTCATCACCTAAGTTACTCAAAGCACCAGCGAATGAGGCCGCTTGCAATTCCATTGCATTGCCAAACTTTTCATCGCCTATAGATTTTAAGAATCCAACAATCGCATCTGCTTCTTTCTCTACAACTGTTGTAGTGCCTTGAAATGTAAAGCTAACGGTATCTGTCTGCTGTTTAGCCTTGATACCAAACAACTTTAAACGCTCAAACTCCATAGTAGAGGCGGCCGCGACAGCCTCTATCATTTGCTGTAGACTTCTACCCATTGCGGCCGCTGTGTTACCAAATGAATTCATAGACTCCATAGAGGGGTCTAATCCTAGATTCTTCAGCATGACAAAGCCGTTTACAGATTGATCTAATGCAAAGGGGGTGGTTGCGGCAAACTCTTTTATTTTATCGAACTGAATACTAGCCGCTTCTGCTGAGCCTGTAGCACTCAAAAGCATCGCATTCATTATGGCAAATTCTTTGTTGACTTGAACAAACTTACTGCCGAACGCCATAGCAGAGCCAACACCAATAAGCGCACTAGCCATACCTGCAAGCTTGCCTCTAGCGCTACCAGCGGCTTTGCCCATAGTGCCGACTTGCTTACCCGTCTGCTTTGATTCTTTTCCTAACTTATCTACCTTGCGACCTGCGGTCTTAGATTCCTTACCTAAGCGGTCTACATCTTTAGATGAGTCATTGGCAGACTTGCCAAGTTTGTCTAATACCTTTTCAGCCTTTACTAGCTCTTTAGTCTCAGCTTTAAAAATTAACTTTGCTACTTCGTTTGCCATTCTTCAAGCCTCGCCTTGTCTAAGCCTAGTATTGCGTCAATCTCCCACCTATCTAGCGGGTCATCATAAACGTCAATATAAGCCTTAACGTCTAATAATGAAATTGATTCTTTGCCATGACTGATTTTAGACCAAACTTGAAAAATCTCAATCTGGTGTTCGTCAAGTGTAGGCATACTTTCCAACTCTGCTGGCGGCTTGCCTGATATTCTTTCAATAGCCTTCCACTGCTCAAGCCTTGTAGACTTACTACCTTCTACCCTGCCGTTTGCGTGAAATATCCATCTGCCAAACTCAATTATTTTTTCGGTTTGGCTTTGGTAAAATTTTTACGCTCAACCATAAAGGTGTCTACTTGCTCTCTTACAAAGGGCGCTTTTTCATACAGCTCTTTGCATAGCTTCTTGCTAAATTTTTCATCAGTGCCGCGCCAACCAACAGTACAAGCAACTAGCGCACTTACTACAAACTTATCTGTATCTACCTCTTGACCAGTTTGTGAGGCATCAAGATAAGCCGCCTTTTGTTTTTTAAATTCATTCCTATAACTGACTGAATCTACACCTTTAACAGTAATAAATAATGGCGTTAATTCGCCCTCGCCATCTTTAATCTGTAACTCTGAACCCTGTTCATGTATATCAACTGTGTATAAGTCTGTTAATTTCATATTCCCCCCTAGAGAATAATTAAGCCCCACCCAGTGAGGCTATAGTTTGCTAATAAATTATACAGCTAAATCAGTATCGAACTGTATAGCTCCATCAATGCCTGCGTTATACAAAGCTGTGAATTCAAGATTAACTAACACCGCACCATCTGCCGTCACTTCTGTAGCACCAGTGGTAAACGCGCAAGTAGGCAAGTTAAATTTTATGCCATCTGTACTGTTATAGTCTGTATTATCGTTATCTATTTCGATAATAATAGCGTCTGTTCCAGCCTCTTGAGATGCAACATTTAAAAATCTTGCATAATTGGTATTGTTTGGAAAATGTGCAGTTAAACTACCTGTGACTGACATTTTTCCTAAAGTACCCTCTACTGGCTTTTCATTACCGATAACATAAACTGGCGACATACCATTTTCAATAGTTAATGATATTTCGGTTATTGTAGTATCTTCTGAACCAGCAATCTTAACCCTAGCATCTTGAGCCGTAAAAGGTGTAACTGTAGCTGTTGGTGGCACAGCAGGGCTTCCATCAGTATCAGGATGTGCGTCTGCCACTGTCATTGTTGCACCCATTACTGAAACACTGCACTCAATGAATCCGTCAGCAGGTATGCTCATGTTAAAACTGTTGATCTGGCAACCTGTGAAAATCTGAGTATCACCAGTAAAGTTTATATCATTAAACTCGCGAACAAATACAAACGAGCGCTGAGTTGAACCGTTAACATATACAGTGCCTGAGGCATCATCGTCAGCGTCTAATGCTGTTGGTGTGCATAAAGACGCATGAATTAGCTCGTTGTGGTCTGGGTCTGGTGATAGGTCAAAAGTAATATCGCCTGTAACACTGTGTGAGCCTTTCAAAATTTTATCAGTGTTTCTGTCACCCCTGATTCTTTCGGTTGTAAGTGTTGCAAAACTCAAAGACAGGGTATTGCCTTTTTGATTTAGCTCCTCAAAGCCTGTTGTGGTTGCGTTCAGATATGATGTTTCTGGCGCAAATGATAATTTTGAATTAAAACCTAATGCTGTTGTTGCCATTTTTAACTCCTAGCGGGTGTTACCGCAATGTAAGATACGTCTATATTACGAACATAAAAAGCATCTTCTTTGCGCCCCACGCCTAAAGATACATTACGCAAAACCACCTCAGTGCCACCCGCACTGATTTTAGTCCCGCGCCTAAATTGGTTGGCTAAAGTATCTATCTTTTCGCTATATCCGCCTACGCCAACCTGACAGAAATAGTCTATCTGAAATATGCCAGAGTGCAAGTCTTTACCGCTACCGCCTATTGTTGCAACCTCGGTATCTGCTGGCAATAATGTACCCCTTGCCCATTCTGCTGTTGATGATGTTTTATTCAACTCAGTTAAATCAAAATTGACGTTTTCAAATACCCGCTTAGTGATACTGGCTGTATTGCAAGCAGTATTGAATTGAGTTTCAAATGCTATGCGAATATTTCTAAATATTTTAGAAGTGTCTGATTGTGCGCCAGCTACAACCGTTAAATCTGTACTCTCAGTTATAGAGCCATAATCAACACTGCTCATAATGTAACCTCAGAAATACTCACCTTGAGCATTCCAGCAGGGGCTTTATCAAACCCTCCGTTTTCAATTCTCTCAGCGTAAGGCAAGTTGTTAGAAAAATAAACAGCATCTCCAATCTTAAAATTGCTCATTTCCTCGCTAGCATCGCTAGTAGACTCTGTACCCGCCTTATTCTCGCCTCTAGTGCCGTTATCAACTTGACCTATAGAAGTGTGCCAGTTATTTCTAAGCCGCCCAGAGACAACTGGGGTGCGCTTAATAGTGCGCGAAAATATACCTAGCAAAGTACCTCTTACAACCTTACTCTGCTCAGACTTAATATTTGTAATAGCTTTCTTAGCTTGTAAGCTGAAGCTCATACACCACCACCGTTGTTGCTGGTTTAACTTCTTTTACACTCACCACCCTAAAGCTCTGGCTATTAATCGTAGCCGTATCACCTACAACAATCTGCGAATCAGATGACGCTAGGGCATTATGAACAACCCCAATAGTAGCAGTATCGCCTTGCTCAGACTTAGCCTCATCAAGAACAACAACAACAGCCGTATAAGTTGAAGTCGTCACACTCATAGCCGCGCCAAAATTAGGTTGACCGCTATCCAACAAAGCATGAGTTTCAGCTATGCGGCTAAATGTCACCGATTGACCAAAATCAGTAATCAGATTTCGTGCTGTAGATGCTAAAGGTGCGTAATTAAAAGCCAT